TTAATGCCCTTCTCAATCCCAGATACGGCATCCGTTGCCTGGGTTTTAGCACGGTTCAAAGCGGCAGTCAGAGCTGATATATCGCCGTCTATTACGGCAGTGACTCGTCCAACTTCAACAGTCATTTCTCAGCTCCATGAATTGTAACGCTCGATATAGTCCTCAGAGGGACTGTCGTTATTTTGCTTGGATGTGCTAAAGAAATCAGAGAACTTTCCGAGGTTTCCATTAAAAGCGAGAGCGATCGCCGCTCCAGCGCAATAGCCGGTAAACGCCGATTTCTCTCGTTCCCATGCTCTTTGTTCTATATGATGCGAATAAAGTGCTATGAGTTCATTAACAGAAAGAGAATAGAGTTGGTCGGGGAGAAGACCTAGTTCGACATATCCGATCCGATGGACTGTTTGCCAGTAAGCTTCAGTTCCTTGATCTTCTGCTGATCTGCTTCCAGCTCCAGCCTGGCTACTTCTAGCTTTGCCTCCTCCTTCATCTGGTTGATCTTCATGGCTTCCTCGTTCCGGGCGATGTTTTCCAACCAGACGGGGATAAAAGAAGGGTCGTTCTTCTCTAAATAAGCCATATATACGGCCTTTTGGAGTTCTTCCAGTACCCCCCCTTCATCGAGGTATTGATCAATAGCCTGGCTGGCTTCGGACGGTTCGCCTTTCTTGCCTTCCACCCCGCTCAGGCCGGTCGAAGCGGCCACAGCAGCTTCGAGGATCTCGGAGACTTTGAGGTACTTTGTGAGAATCGCACCTGTCGAATAATTTTCAAGCCGAATATCCATTTTCTTCAGTATGGATCTTGCCCGAGCTTCGAAAGTTCGCATAGCTCCGAAGGTCCACTTTATCTCCTTATCTCCTATCATAATATTATTAATATCTTCCATGCGTTATCACTCTATATACAGTTCGCCTACACCGCGCACGGTTATGCTAGTTTTCTGTACGTCGGTCATGCTGACTAGCAGATTGTCCATATTCTGCACAATACCCTTTCCAATAGCGAATGGAGTTTGGTTGGATAGCACAGTATAAAATTTCCAGATATATTTCGTGCTCAGAGCTTCGATGGGAAGTTTCCCGTTATAGTAATAGAATCCCGAGGTTATTTCGAAACGCCTGATGCCTTGGGTTGTGCTTCCCCAGCCATCATCATCCACTGAGCTAGAATCAATATCCGTACCTATTATCCTCAGCTTGCCATCAAAGACACCGAGAATCTTCTGGAAAGCTAGCTCGCTTCTTCGGGTTCCTACGACGGATATTGTATGTCCTTCCATCGAGCTATCAAAAACCACCATGCCCCTAAGGAAGCTCACCTTAAAACCTGAAGTTACGGCCATACCATCGGATTTCACCACCAGCGTCTTGGTATCATCCCAATAGCGCAAGCCAATCGGTGCTTGATACTTCCGGTGGTCGCCCAAGTCGTTCAGAGTCAGGCTGGTGAATGTTATGCCATCAGCAGCGGTCATTTCTGCCAGGGCTCCGGTTATGCCGTCTCCCTTCGAGCCTGGCGGCAACCTGGCTGTGAATAGAGCTGAAGCCTGAGAATGTTCATTAACTGCTTGGACTATATCCGCCGCGGTGCTCGTTGGTTCACCATCTTCGTTGGAGCTGGTAATGGTTAGTTTTGTGCCTGAGACATCTAGCGAGAGAGGAGCGCTGGTTGAGCCCACCACGATCTCAACCTTGGTTCCGCCCTTGCTCACAAAACAGATATCCCTGGCAGAACCAAGCGCCGGAGTTACGATATAGTCCGCAGTCTCATCACGAAAAAGAGCAGCTGAAAGGCCGCTCACCGCATTGGTCATGCTTCACCTCAGCTTATTTTGCTCAGAGCCCCGCTACCCTTGATTACCCAATCCGCCGTCTGCTGCGAAGTCGTGCTAGTCAATAGCAGATCCGAGCTTTGCACTGTCGCTTTGCCTTGGAACCCTTTGGGGCTTGTTGTTGGGGTGCCTTGGGACAGGGCCTTGACATAAATGTTAGCGCCTGAGATTATGGCATCTATGATGATACCATATGCTTCATCTGTTATGATCAGGTTGTTCTTGGCGCTAATTTCCCATCCGCGCTTCCCGGCAATCTCCGATCCCCATCCATCATCATCCACATTAGATGTATCAATAGGATCTCCGGACAATTTGAGTCGCAGTTCGGAAAGTTCAGCCAGCTTTACATAATTCCCCTCCGATGTCTCTGAAATCCAGAGGGTGCCTTTCATTCCGCTGATTGCGTTAGTCATTTCATACCTCCGAGTATATAGGGTTGCAGTATCAGAAAACGGTTAATAATAATGTATAGATACTAATCCTCTATCCGCTCATCAAGGACTGTCAATGTCTGCCCACCCTAAATTACTTGAAACTCGACTACTATCTTATGACGCCCATCATCCAGCTCCCCCAGGTAGATAGGAGAAGAACGGGCGGCCCAAATAGCCTGTCGGATTACACCTTTCAGATTGTTGTAATGGTTATGGATACTGTTGGCTTTCGACCATGCAGCCGAAACATCGGGATTTATCACGTAAACCTGAACCCCCGGCTGATCTGTGACACTATCTACCGATAGGATGGGAAGCCGTCCGCCCGTTGGGATCACTATCAGCTGAGCGTCAGGCTCAGGCCGGATGTGCATGGCAAAAAGGTCTGTCCCCGAAGCTGCAGCGAATTTATTGGATACTAGCGAATTCATCATCTCAGTGACGATATCGGCCATCACAAAACCTTCCTCAAACGATCCCCAACTCTTTCAGGCAGCATAGGCAACTGCCAGCTAAAGGCGTTCTCAAGCCATTTGGCCTGACCGACCGTGTGGTTAAGGGTCAGATCTTCATGCTGTCTGACTGTATAGGGCGCAGACGGTCCGCCGAATCCAATCTCTATAGTCTTGCCTTCTCGGACGACTGATCCAGTCCCTCTCATAGTCCCCGTATCGACCGGACAATTCTCCTGGGATAGTGGCAGGACATCTACCCGCGCCCATTCTTCAGCTCCGTTTAAGGCGTTCTCCTCAACCAGCCTGAGAATAGCATCCGCCCGCCAAACCACTTTAGGCATAAATCACCCTGGCATAGATCTCTGAAGGCTCTTCTATATCGTATTCCGTGCTAACGTCCAGAACCTCAAGGATTTCTCCATCGAACACCACTTTATCCCTGGCAGATACTGCAACAGATCTATCGAGATGTATCTGCATGGAAGATACAAAGCTATCGCCGCCCTTTCTCTTAACTTCCATTTTGCGATGGCATACGGCGCACGGATAAGAAGTCCCATCCCCGTATTGGTCCCCCCAACCATTATTGGATTGATAGGGATAGATGGTCACGGTTTGGGCCATCTCGTCCTTGAAGTCATCGATCAAAGACATATCACTTAAACATTATATTATTGAGTAATAATCCTATTGCAGCTATAGCCAGGATTGCCCACTCACGAACTGTAAGATATGCTATACTCTTTCCTTTGGAACTGTGAACAAACGCACTGAGAGTCTTTATCTCTTGCTGGATGCCTTTCAACGATTCCTTGATGTCAGGAAGGCTGGAGGCACAAACCTCCAGCGATGATACCTTCCCGTAGAGTTGGTTGATGTCTTCTTCATGACGCTTGGAATCCGATTCCAGCACACATACCCTGGCATGAAGATCCACTGACAGATCACCTGGAATGGACTCATATCTTAGCTGGAGTATCGGTCAGCTTCCGGAGAATACCGAAAACGGCACCGCATGCCATTAGGATGATAGATCCTTCCAGGCCGATATACCCCCCTATATAATCAGCCGCTGCAACCTCATCGACAAACTCTAACAGGCCGGTGATGAACACCAGCGCTGCGGCGATGTATGTTCTCCAACCTTTCAAACTCATTGCGTTTCACCTCTTATAATAGGTTTTAAACTGTCGGTCTCATCAATCCCAAAGCGGGAGACCGTATCATTATACATAAAAAAATAGTGTCCGGAGAATTTCACTCCGGATAGGTCTTGATGGCAGCCTGGTCCTTGGATAACCTCATGTATCCAGCCGCTTCCAATGTGACCTTTGCGCTGTCGCTCAGACCCTTTACGGCATTTCCGAGGACAGCCAGGTTCTTATCGACTTCCTCCACGATTTCGTCCAGGGACTTTATGATATCGTGGTCGTCGTCTGGCAGGTATCCGGCCTGGATGTCGGTGGACTGGAGCTTATTGATCATCGTCTGAA